TGGCATGGGAGCGGTGGTGTTTGTCCGCAGGTCATCCGAAGATGAGCGAACCAAGGGCGGAAATGCCCTTTCCCACTACGGTGGGGAGGAAGCTGGTTGCCGCCTTCAAGCCGGAGGCAAGTAGGGAAGGCAACGCGTCCTTGACGCCATTCGACAGCGCCGCGCCTAAGGAAGTCGCGGAGCCGGGCTTGACAGCCTCCATCGCAAGGATGGGTCGAGCCGCGTGGTACGCGGCGGGCCCCTTGGCGTGGGGGACAACAGACAGGGCAGCCATTGGTTGAGCTACGTTTGCCATGCTCGGACGTTCGAAGGAGGTGGGCGTGGGGTCGATGGAGCGACCTGTGCCCTTGGAAACCTCAAACTTAGTCCAAACACGCACGTGCACCACCTGCCCCGCAGCCAGCCCCGAAGCAATAAAGCCAGCACCAAAGGTCGGCACCGTGGTGGCGCTGGACGTGAGGGCGAGCTGCTTGAACTTGAGGCAGTCCGAGGAGGACGGGGTGATGTGAACACGCGCGGTGTCGCCAGACTCCCAACCACCAAGCGGGAAGGCCGTGTGGTTGATGTAGGACTGGGACGCATTGGCAATCGAGGCGTAGGTTGCCCCGTTCAACGCTGATGTCTCAAGGGCAGTTGGGGATGCCGCAGAGAACATTTGGATGGAACCAGAGGTGGCGGTCTCAACGGATTCAGGCCACACCTCGAGAATGTTCGCAACCATGCGCCATGACATGTACTGTGCCAGAGTAAGATCCGACGGAGCAGCAATGGTGAGACGCACATCGTTGGCACCGGCTATTGTGCCAGTGGCTGGTGTTTGCGTGGCGTTGGTGCCGGAGCACCACGCCGTCGCGCCAGGGGTGACAGCGAACTGAGCTTGGGTATCATTCAGCCAGCCGTCAGCGACAAGGCCGCAGTACACAACGCCAGCGGCCCCCGCAGTGAGGGTAAAGTCCAAAGGAAACTCGTATAGGCCTGTGTCAAGAAGCCAATCCCCCATATCAAGGGGAGGGCGGCCAGACATGCCGGGCTCAGAGAGCATCGCAAGGTAGCGATACACCGCAGCGTTGCCAGCAAGCAGTTCGTTGCGGAGCATGGTGAGCACGTCCGGCTTGCCCTGACCCCCACCGACGGGGCGGCGGGGGCCTTTGGTGATGACAGAGTTCGGGACTAAGGCTTTCGCCTCAACCTTCTTCTCCTTCTTGGCAAGGTCTTTCGAGAGTTTGGATGGTCCAGCAAGCTTCTTGCCTGTGGACATGGTGTTTTTGTTTTCGGGACGGGATAAACCTGTACGAAAAGAGGGGAAATTCACCCCGGGGCCACCACCAGGCCCCGGACCCCGTCCCTAGTGGCGAGGCTTACGCCCCGCCACTAGCGGCGCCCGTAGGCGCCACCTCCCCTCCTGCCGCCGGTGGTGCGGCAGCCACTGGCACTGCGGCCGGGGGCTGCACTGCTTCAGTGGCAGGGGGGGGAGGAACCACCGTCGGTGTCGCTACCTTGGGTGGAGCAGTCTTCTGCTTTTGTTTACCCTTGCTTTTCGTCTTGGCAGGGGCTTTCGCCTTATTATTCTTGGCCGGCGAAGGACTAGGCCCACGGGGGCCCGGCGCTGCAACTGGCGCTCGGGCCGCCGACTCCACCACGCTTGTATCAACGTGGGGGCGTTGCTCCCCGTCTGTTTTCGGCTTCTTCGGGGGAGCGCCATCGTACATTTGGTCATTCACTATAACACCGACCTTCGCGGGGTTGGTGACGGGAACCTTGGGCTCACTGCACACAGGTGCAGCCCACCAGGAGGTGAGATTGTGGTCCGTCTTGGAGAGCCACATGAGGAAGGTATCCCAATCAAAGTCTGGGAACTGCTGCTGAAGGATCTCGACATAGTCGTCGTGTACCGGGTTCGGCCACTGTTCCGACTCAGGATACCTCGCGAAGTAGGAAGCCATGCGTGCGACGGCGTGGTTATGAGGTCCAAACAACTGCGCGTAACGACCCGCGAGGTGTCCGAGAATTGGGGAATGGGCGTCGCTCAAATGGAACGACGACATCTTGGCCTCAAAGTGTTGGGCATCGGTGATCGCGCTCTTGGTACGACCAAAGATTTTGGGAAGGGCACGGGAAAAGTCCGCACAGCTAGCTGGGTTGCCACCCCAGACTTCGCGTGTGAACCTACGGCAAAGGAAGTTGACGCCGAGCATCCCTCGCTTGACAACGTCAGGCTCCATCTTGTGGCCGCAGTGCGCAGCCATGCGGCAGTGGCTCTCGGGATCGAGGTCACCGGCAAGAAGGTCGTCGCCGAAAGCGACAACCTTGGTCTCAAGATAGGCCCAAGCCTCGTCGTGCGAGTGGTACTCGCCCGTGCGTGGGTTAATTTCATTGCGCTTGCCCAAATACGCCATGAAAGCCCCCTCGAGAGTATTGAACAGCGTGGTCTCGGGGAAACCGGAGCCGCGCTTGTACTCTTGGAAATACCAAACACCGGATGGCGCCCTGACGAGGCGCCGGTACGCGCCACGCAAGACTACATCAACATCACCTGAATAGCACGGGGGGAACACGCGCTTGGTGGTTATGGTCGTCAAGAGACGCCCGGGAACGTTGACACAGCCGTCAAACTTGTCTCCATCCGCACAATTCACAGAGTCCGAACGCGAGCAGATGTCAGCAACACGCTCCGCTAATTCAAGCGGGGTCTTTCCAGGACCATACCATGGGAACACGACGGGGAAGGCCGCCTGCATGGCATAGGTGAAGCGTGACTCATGCAACTTGGTTGAGTTGTCCGCATTCGTTATGGTGCGCGGGGGACTGGGCTTACCATAAGGCTCAGTCTTTTGGAAATCAATGATCGGGACTGGTTCATTGTTACTGTTTTCAACGTCAACCAAGCGCGTCGTGGACGTGGCCTGGTCAAGAATGGCTTGCTGCGTTGGACGATCCTGCTGTTCGTACACGTCGTCGACGGTAGCGGGCTCGAGCAGGCCCATCACGTTCTCCACCCTTCGTGCCACTTCGGCTGAAAACTCGTCAATGCAACGAGTGAGCCACGGCGTCATCCCACCAGCCTCCTGGAACGAGGCCTCGGAACGCGTCGCAGGAACGGTGACCCGCTCCTGGATGGAATAAAGGGTGTTGGACCGGGTGCGCAATGGCTCCCAGGCCGGGCTGACAAGGGGCGTGCCGTACCACAGCATGCCGGAAGTCGCTTCCTCACTACCCCGCTTAAACGCGGTGTACAAGTTGACTTTCTCGGTCGTTGGCTTCTGAACGCAATCAACAGAAGTGACTGCACTACGCACGGCAGCCACTAAGGGGGCTGCGCGGCGGTCAGAGTCGACATCCAAAAGGAGTCGGGCAGAAGCGGAGGAAAACTTCGTGGTGGCGTTTTGGGCGCAAGTCTTGGCAACATCAAAGTCCTCGATGTTCACAGTCGTCTCGTCGTATTGGCCAGGGGTACCAAGAGAGACAACCATAGGTTGGTCGGGACGTTGAACTCGCAGTATCAGGCGCTTCTTACCATCCGTTCCGGTTACGCAAACGCGCAACCGTTCAAGTCTATGGGTGACGAGGACGCGCTGGAGAGCGACAGTGAACAGGAGGAGAAGCGCCAGGAACAGGAGGCCATAAAGGCTCACGCTGGTGATTCCGAAGAACCAACAAACGCACCAGAAAGCAGCGGCTCCGACAGGCGTAGGGACACGCTGAGTCAGGAACGGAAAGAGACCAACCAATTGGTGGTCATCGTCCAGCGCAGTGCGCTCGACGTTAAATGTGGTAATGGTACTGAACAGGATATTATCCTTAACAGCCTGTATCAGGTCTGTGCCATAGTTCCACAAGCGGTGTTGGAATTTAGCTCCGCCCGAAACCTCGAACTTCAACTCGTCGTCCTCCGTGAAGGTATAGGCTACCTCCGGGCCATTGTGGGCAACGCGAGATGGGACAAACGTGCCCACAATTGTGGGGTCGGTACGGCCAGCAAGGTACTGGTGCATATCAACATAGTACTCAACATCATTGAAGACATGAGCGCCATCCGCCATGGGAGTCTGCGCGTTGTTCGTGTCGATCGGCTTCAGCCAGGTATTGGTCGTATTGAAACGTGACGCAATGGAACCTTGGACATCAGTAATCGGAATGTTCGCCTGGACGGAGAACAACTTGGCACAATCAAGCGCGGAGTTCCGGACGGCCGCAGCATTCGGGTGGGGATGAGCTGGGTCGGGAGTGGGTGAGGGGGGAACGACTGAATGGCGGAAAAAGTTGCGCAAACTTTGCTGTTGCTGCGGCGTGACACAACGGCGAACGAACGCTGTCCGCACCTTCTCGAGGTAACGCGAGTTGAGGGGATCAAACTCACGCATTACTACGTATATTATAACACCTGCGCCGACAGCGATGAGCATGACGACGACAGATGAAAACCACGATGTGGGGCGGATGCCACAATAGTAGGAACCATGTGGACCGAACCGATACCATGCAAACGCATGGGGACCAGACGCCGGCAAGTGGCCGGCCCCAGCACAAAGTGGAGACATAGGGTCGATAGAGGTGTAGACGGCAATACGCAAGTCGAGCATCAGCCAGCCGAGGTCATAGGCAAAGCCATACGTGTACAGCGCCAACACATCGAGGAGAAAATCCTCGACCACAGGCACACGAAGGGCGATGACAGCGACCAAAATTGCGAAGTCGGAGCCAAAAATGGTCCAAGCACGCACAGCTAGGCGAAACGCCAGCACGGTAAGCGCGATTAACAGCCAAACAATCATTTGGGG